TCGGCAGCGCTCTTGTGCAGCGAACATGAAAACGGTACTCGTGGGTCAGTCGTCATCGCGTCCTCCGTTTAATTTAATCTGAAGGCTCCACCAATCGGCGAAGCCATCGGGTGTACCGTAAACTATCAGCCAGCAGGTCAAGTAATAGGTGCGGTCGTTCATGATGTCCTCCTTGTGTAATTACAATGTCGTCGATATTGAAAAATAAGTCAAGCCAATTTTGTAATTTTTTCTGGGCGCGGACAAAAAAATACCGCCCATTGCTGAGCGGTAAACTCGCCGGGTGGCGAGGCCCGACAGGTATCGGGCAGGAGGTCCACATGGACGCGGGGAAGCCCCGCAGCGAGTGGAGATTCAAGGTGGCATGAGATGTTGCGCGTGTCAAGTTTTTTTTATTTTTTGCTTGACATTTCCGCGCTGGAATGGTACTTGTAATGTAGGTTGCGATTGTTGGCTCCATGTGAGAACGACCGGCCGGTACAGCGCATGTCAGGCGTTGCCATCGCAACCAACTGGACGACGAACACCAGTATAAAAACGGCTATCGAGGCCCACACTGCCAGCGTAGCGAAAGTGTAAGAGTGGGGCGTGGACCAGTGGAACACGTCAGACATCGGGAGGGTTGGGGTCTGGTGGCGGCGGGTGGAAGCCCCGTTAATCAAACATAAGGAGGGCGCCATGTATTGTTTTATTTGTGGTTATAACATACTATCATCATTCTACTGGCGTAGCGGTATTGAGGGACGGAATTGGCAGTTTTCTTTTTGGCCGTCTTTTGTCGTGCGGCGTCACTCTGGAGACTGGATCACAATATCGTTGTATTGCTTTTTCTGGACATTCGAGATAAGCGTATTCAAAAGTATTTTATAGGGGCGCGGAATGGTTCGACGCGGCACAAGCCCAAAGCGGAACGTCGCGGACCCCGGCTCGATACCGGGCGCGTCCAAATCGCGGAAGATCGGACGACTCGCCGCGTGATGTAAAATTTATGTAAGGCAGGTTGCGATAGCGTAAATAATCAATTGTACGAACCGTGGATATGCTCCCGGTGGAATAGTAGCCGCCGGGAGTAACTCACTTCTGATTTAAATATAACCAGCACTTCTCAAAGTCCATTCCGGGAGAGCGGTTTTTATCATCCTTGCAGTACTCATATCGATCGCGCGCGCGGCATTCTTTCGCGTAATCAGCGCACACGCTTTTGTCGGGGTTCTTCTGGTTGTAGTACAGGCATCGATCGAAGTCAAGGCATGAGTTCGGACGGCCTGTGTAGTCCTTCGCGTCTGGCATGGACATACAACACGCGACAAGCACGCAGAGACAACATAGTGATATGATTATGCGCTTCATTTTTTAACCTCGATACTCACGGAAGGTCGCCACGAAAACCCGTTTTTCTTGTCGTATGATATGTTGGCAACGAGAATATATCCCACCAGCACCACCACCAGCACCGCGAGTATTTCTTTCGTGCGGAAGCGGAACAGGTAAGCGATCATATCCCACGGGTTGTTGATCTCCTTGAAGGCTTGATCTTCTTTTTTTGTCATGCTATTTGTGCCTCGCTCTCGATACGATACAGGAACTTACCGTTGTCCTCTTTGAAAAAATACGGTACGCCAGTTTTGCTACCCTGCCCTAGATCAATGTGGATATGGATGTTCCCGGTGGTGTTGTCGATCCCCGCGCGGTAGGGCCAATGGTTGAGCATGTGGGCGAATAAGTGGTTGTAGGCCGCGATAGGAGCGTAATCCCCGTACCAGCGAAGCGTGATGTCAATCGCGTTGTCGGGCTTTTTGTGTGGAGAGCCGACAGGATCGCGCGGACGGTCACCGCTCGTAACCACGAAGTCAAGGTGTTTCCGCGTATAGGCTTCTTTGTACTCGGAAAAAAACTTGACAAATTCTTCTCGTACTTTCATGGTGTCACCGTATCTGATCTTTCAAAATTGTCAAGAACATTTTACCAGCGCCAGAAATAAAGAGAAACCTGCGGCGACCACCGAAATGAGTACCCACTTCTGAACTTTCAGGACTGCGGTACTGACGGCGGCTTTCTCGACGCGGCAAAGCTCTTCTCGGAACTCATCGCGCAGGCCCGCGATCTGCTTTTCGATTCTGTCAATCCCGGCGGTAATAAGCGTGATCTCGTTCCGTGTCATTGTCGTATCCTATGCTGCGTACGTTCCCACGTAGGCGTAAAAATTAAATATCCCCGAGCGCGGGCGTGTGTGTGGGCCGGTGCGTGGGGTGCCGTTTGTGCCGTCTGAGACAGGGGTCAAATCATCAAACAAGGTATCGTCATAGGCAAAATATGCCGCAGGCACCCCCCCCGTTACTTCCTTTCCCCTACTGATCCGCCAGCCCTGGAACTGATCCCTCTGCGCCAACCCCAGCACATTATACAGGCCGTCGTTCATGATCGCGGCGTCTGTCAGTTCCTTGTGCCGCGCTGTCGTGGTACTGCCCGCGATGCGATGGGGGTAAATGCTGATATTGGCCGTACTCGCGGTTTTAGCCCCTGGGGTGAGTCCCGTGGCCGAGCACGTAATAACCGCCGACGAGCTGCCGACGTTGGCGAGCGTAACGCCCGTGATCTGATAATCCCCGGCCGGGATGCCACCTATGGCCTCCGGGAGTGTGAGCGTCCCGTACTCGCGGTCATAGGCATACGCCTCGGCAAGCGCGCGCATGAGGATGTAATTTTCGGGCTTCTTCGTGGTGCTGCCCTCGTTCATCCAGAGAGAGAACGCATTCGCGGCGGTAATCTGATACGACGTGATCGGAAACGTCGTGACCTTGCTGACGGCTTTCGTGATCTTCCATATCCGCGCGCCCGCCGCTGCCGTTCCGGGTTCATCAACCGTTGCCGCCGTGTCCGATGTGCGCGTGGCGATATATCTGAATTGGTTCAGCTTCTCGATGAATACGAGGTCGCCGACGGCTATTTCGGGGTCAAAATTTGTTCCGCTCCCAGTCAGCGTCTTACCCGCGAGCGTTACCGTGCCCGTGAGTACCGCAGACGACCAGCGCGGGCCAGCAATTATTGTCCGAAGGTATGGCACGTAATCTACGTAATTTGAAGCACTAAGCGTTGATGTTGGCGTAGCTAAATTAAACCAAGGGTCTGTTGCCGATAAAGTAATGTCTTCTTGCGTGATAAGTGACTGTCCAACACGATACGGTGACACTATGCTTCCTGAAATAGTGTCGAGGTCTGCGCGGGCGTTCAGCGACAGGTCTTGAAGAAACTGGTTGACAGATTGCATGTACCGGCTCATTCCGGCTTTATCGTCGGGGGATGGTATGAGCGGCAGTATCGGTGATTTATTGGTTTTCATTTCTCAATCTTCTCAGTTCGGCGTTAAATTCCTTGCTGCGTATGCTTTTGAGTTTATAAAGTTGCCTATCGAGCCTTTCCTTTTCTTCATCGCTGGCACGTTCATACCGCCGATGAAACATCTCTGCGCGAGTACCGGCATCTTGATACTGCAAGTCACGCCACCACCTTCCGTCAGGTATTCCAGTCAAGCTTTTTTTCTCGTTTAATTGGCGCAAAAAATACCGGCGCTGTTCCCTCGGTTGCGTGTTGATGAATTCAACAGCTTCTTCCTTCGAGATTCTACCACGTGCGTATTCATCGGCAATCGCGTCAAACTCACGGCGAACCACAGCCCTTTTTGTAGCGCGTTCCCGTTTGATTCCTTCTGACTCCTGTTGGTATGGAGCAAACGGATCAGTCGAACGCAAAGCTTTTCTGATAAACGGAGCCTTGCTAATCATCTCTTGCATCGTCTGGTCGCGCATGTCCTTCGGGAGTTCGCCAAGCATGGCGCTCATAGCACCACCAGTAAGAGATGTCCAGATATTACCGCTTGTGAATACCTGTTCAAGCGCATATTTTGTTCGCTCGGGAGACATACCCGTGGCTTCTCCTATTTTCACGTAGGCTTCTGGCGTGTATCGGTTGTATTCCTGAGATGGATCAATACCCTTGCGACCGCGCCATATATCCTCGTTGCGCCAAAAGTTCTTGTTGGCCGCATATCCAAGCATGGCCTCGATTGTTGGGGGAAGAACGCCGGTAGGAACTATTGGAAGCCCGTCTTCAAACGCCATTGACAACTGGTTTGTTTTGAATGTATCACCTATCGAGGCTGCGGCGAGGTTCTCAAATATTGACGCGAAGATGCGTTGCGACTGATCTTTGGCTACCTTGAAATAGTAATAACGCTTGTCCCCGTTCTTGTCGTAATAATAAAGCGGGGTGGTGAATATAAAGTTTGACGCTTTCTCGCGGTCGGGCACCTGTTCCCACGCCTCGGGGTTAGTCATGCGGTTGGCATAATATAATCCCGCAGCCATAGTTCCAATCTGTCCGACTTTATACGTGAACTTTCCGGGGTGGTCTGCCGCATATCTGAACACACCGCGAGTCCCTTGTATGGCAGCGTTTAAGTATGGTATAGCAGAGTCAGCGGCCTTGACAAACGACCCACCCTGTGAGAAGTCAAGATAGTTTCTCGCGGCGTATGTGGCCCGCATCTCGGCTCGTGCTGGGTCAATTCCTTCTTTGGCTGCGTTTTTAAGGGCACGCTTTCTGAGCGCAAGCCGCGACCATATCTCGGTAGTTTCTCCAAGATACCCCATCACGCCATAGAGCTTGTCAAGCGCCGAACCCGCCAATCCTGGTCTACCCTGGTGAGTCAAGAACTCCATTCCGCCGCCTTGCTGAACGTATTTCAGGTAGTCTCCCTTACGTAGCACGGCATCCTTCGCTGTGGATACGAGGTCTACGGCCTGCTGCCCCATCGCTTTTGGAAGGAACGACGAATACTCATCCGTAGTTAGAAAGATATGTGCAAGGTCACGGGCAAAGTTTGTGACGGCAAACTCAGGGTTAAGACCTGTTGCCATTGGTTTCAGTATTTTTGATCCCGACAACCATCCTATCGTTGAAGACAACTGTTTCGATATTTGCGGGTCTGAAAGCACCCATTCTTTGGCTATGTCTGACGGCATCTCTAGATACTGACGCTTACCATTGACCATAACAGCGACAATCTCATTGCCCGCAGTTGGAGTTGGCTCGCTCATTCCCCACTTGTATTTCTGATATTGTTTTGATATTCTCTTGAGTACAGCTTGATCTTCTGCGTTTCTAACATTTTCAACCATCTTCGCTATCTTTCCGGCAGAGTATTGCTTCCGCTCTCCGTCTATATATGTATCAACTATGATAGCGTCATCAGCAACCTCCTTACCATTATAAAACAATTTCCTCTTAGGTATAGCAACATGCACAAGTCCGTTGTCAGGTACTTCTTGCGCGAGTTTAAACAATTCCTGGTTCGCGCTGTTTTTCATAATACGTGCATTGGTGCGTGATACAACTTCGGCCATAAGAAGTCGAGAATTATTTTCCATGGCCTGCTCGCTACCTTCTTTCAACGCCTTGATTCCACTAGAAGGCACGGTAAGCTTTGTACCGCCGAAAGTATAGTTTTGCTCTGGGTCGATATACTGTATGAATCTTCTCGGCGAGTAATCTCCTTTTGAAAGAAGCGCCTGATAAGAGGCATCGTCAAGCAACCCGGCCTGCTTCATTTTACCAAGCTGTTCTTGCATGACTCCGAAGTACTGGTCGGCGCGTTCATTAAGAGCCTTGAATCTCTGTGGATCAGATTCGGCAAGTGCTTTTAGGTACTCCGCATGGTCTTCTGGCGTAAGTCCTCTGGTGTTGGCAACGTCTTTATATTTACCAATAGATACTGTGCGGCGGGAAGCAATAATCCTGTTAAGTTGCCGCTCGTCATCGTGCGACAATCCTTCGTAGATTGATCGACTGTACTTGTCCAACTCCATGTCTGTAATGGCAGAAGCACCGCGAGCTAAGTCGTGACGAATAGCGGCATCTTCTCCAATCGGTCCAAGTTTTTTCAAGTCCTCTTTGACGTTACCGCTGGTATCTACCAAACGTGTTTTGGCCTTGCGAAGAATGTTAGGTATATTCACCTTGTGAAGAGTGGAAATCTCTTTTTCGCTTGCGTCATACATGGAGTCAACAACCTGTGCTATCTTGCTGGTTGGGGTGGCTGTCTTTATACTCGGAGCTTCTGCTTTAGGTTTGCCTTTCCACGGCATCGGTATTTGAGTCACCGCTTCAACGGCTTCGCGTACCGGAGTAAACTGAGTCTTCATAAGCATCGACAGTCCCTTCGCACCGGCAAGACCGATTGCGAGGTTGATCGGCTTTGTTTCCTCTTCGATCCCGCGAATGGGTGCGGTACTTCCCATACGTTTGGCTAATTCTACTTCTTGTTCGCTTTGTTGGCGTAACGCGGCCGCCTCCTCGTCGGTCATAAATGGGTTGATCTTTTGAATTGCCCGCCCTGCCATTTCTGCCAAGTTGGTATTCCTCAAAGCACGATCTAAGTAGTGCTCTTCGTGTTGCGGTGCGCGGCGTGTCTCCTTCGACGGTCCTATCTCACGAATCTTTTGTGGTTCTTCGTATGGTCCTATCTCGCGGATTGACTGCGCAGCTTTGTAGGGGCCTATCTCGCGGATTGACTGCGCAGCTTTGTAGGGGCCTATCTCTTTGACGGTAGGCTCTTCTTGATACGGACCTATTTCGCGAATAACAGGCATTACAGTTTTCTCAATCTACCGTTTTGGTATACCATGCGTACTCCGTTGACTTCGTATTCGTAGCCCTCTTTGTACTTAATCTTAGGCGCGCTTTTCGGTTCGGCCGCAACCTGGTTTTTGTTGGCCGGAGTGTTGTCAGCCACATTGCGCGTGTCTAGATCGTCGCCCGACTGGTATGATAAGTATGGGTTAATAAGAGAGTTGTCCATTCGCGCGACGAAATTTTGCTTTGTCTCGGGCGTCTTCCCTTCGAGTTGTCTCCTCCGCGCCATTAGGGTTGAAAGCGTCTTTTCGTCATTAGCCTCTCTTGCGGCGGCAATCTGCTCGTCCAGTTTTAAAAGATCACGGCGCAGCGCTGAAGAATCTTCGGAGTCAATCGGAACCCAATTCTCGCTGTCCTTCGGAACCTGTCCTTCTGGTAGATATTGCTTGCGCTCACTTCCGCGCTCCTTCCAGAGAACCTTCTTTCCTCCACCAACACCGCCGCTCGGACGTTCTGCCAAAAGGTCTTTCAGCCCAGCCGACATATTCCAACCGAACTTATTGTCCAGCATACGGTACTTTAGAACGAGGTCATTTTTCGCGTCGCGGATTGCCCCTGGATTTCCTGACAGTCGCGCCTTATTGAGTACATCGAAATAGTATCCGTACTGCTCTTCGGCCTCGGTCGGAATATCGCTCGGCCCTACTCCCGCCCGTTGCTTTGCCCGCTCTTTGTATGCTTCAAAATCAGCGGTATTAACGGCGACCTTGTTGATACGCTCAAGCGCCTTCGCCGCCTTAGGTCCGTATCCTGTGGCAAGTTCTTTTGCAAAGCCTTCTCCTTGACCTAATCCAGACTGCTTGAACGCTTCATTTAGGCGCGGATCGGTCGTGTCACCTTGCGCCAAAAGCTTCTTGCCTAACCCGGTAAATTCACCCGACAGCGCGGCCTCGTCCATTGAAGGATCAATCGCCTTCATGGTTTGCGCAAGTCCTCGTCGTGGTGCTCCCGGCGCGTTTGCTCCACTCTCAACCCTGAAGTCTTCAGCATTCATCCTGCTGACGCCTCTTCCCATTGCGTTGTTAAACGATTGTGCCGCACGTTTTGCATCACCCATGCTACGGAACGCAAGCCCTCGCTGTAATTCATTCATGCGCTCGGCCTGCTCGGTTCGCGTCATCTGGTCGAGCAGCCCTAAAAGCCGTACGTTGGTATCTGCGTAATCCTGCCTGCGGGGTATAGAAATCATTTTTTCCTCCTAGCTTGAACTCGAACTTTAATCAGATTTGTTTCCACTACCGCATATTCTTGTATATCGCCGAAGCAGTAAGTAGCGGAGTCATCGCTTGATTGATCTGACCGATAAGACCCTGGCCTCCTGGGTCGTAATAATTCTCTTTTGCCTTAACGCCAAGAGAGCCACCAAACAGTCCGCTCATTCCCGAAAGAGCCTGCATCTGCCGCGCGAGAGCGTTCTCTTGCCCCTGCTGTGACTGGAGAAGTTCGTTGTAGAACAAATTCCCTCGCTGTTGAGAAAGCTGGTTCTGTAAATCAGAAAAAGCCCGGCCAAGTGTTTTTGTCTTTGCCGAGGAGTGGAATTTCCCGCCGTACTGTTCTGATAGCTGAGGAACGAGAGTATTCTGGAAAGCATACATCGCCGGGTTCGCCATCGTATCCTGATAGAACGATTCTATGTCGGCTTGCGAGCGATTGTATGTGTTCTCTGGATTAAGCGCCATCTGGTTCATCTGCGCGTAAATACCCGGCGTGTACTGCTGCGCGAGTTGAGTTTGCTGCTTTAACAGTGCCTCCTGTTCCGGCGTTAGTGTTGATACAGACTTCATCCCGGCACCGGTTCCACCGAAAACCTTTTTCTTGAGCTTACTTGCGAAACCCATATTGCCTCCTACACTCCCGCGTTGTTAAATCCAACAACGAGCGATTCAATCTCAAAGTTCGCCCCGCTTACATTCTCGATGTAGAAGCGAACCTGTGTGCCGCGCATCAGAAAATTAACAATGCGCTCGAAATATTCCGTTGTCCCCGCGAGGTCAATGTTCCCCCACCCGGACCACTCACCGCCGAAGTTGACCGAAGCCCTCACGCGCAGAGCCCCGGCGCTTGACTGCGATATACCAATGAGCAATTCAAGGAGCTTGAAAAGCTGTCGAGGGTCGTTCAGCGGATAGTCCCGCGTGGTCATGTTTGCCGTGATGTCAGCACCATTGTCAGTACCAGAACCGAACTCGTAAACGTATCCGTCTTTGTCGCCAAAGAGATAGGTCGGAGTTCCACCATACGCGAGGAAGTCAGTCCACGATTCACCGGAAGCGAGAAGGTCTGCCCACGTTATCGCGGAAGCATCCCACGTCGCCCACGTCTCGGATGAGTCTGAATACCAGTACCCGAAGGCGGTCATCTGTTGCGGGAACTCCCATATCGACCACGAATCGTCGATGTAGTTGTAAACGTACGCCTTGTCGGGATAGTCTGCCGAAGTCGGTACAAAGAGCGCGTAAAGGTGCCTGTCGAGCATCTTCGCTGAAAACGCCCGGTGCGACATACCCGCGTTAAGACTGCGGATCATGGTGTTTACGATAGCATCTCCTATGGGTACGATCTGCATCCCGTCAAACTTGTAGATATTATCGGTTCCCATAAAAATGTGAAAATTCCCGAAGTCCTGAACAGTCCTGATCGAAGGTGTTCCTATGCCGTTGATGTGGTTCTGCTGGAACTGGAGAGGGTCGGTAGCAGAGCCGGTCGGTCTGGCAACGGTGATCGATTCCTTCTTGTAGACAATGACGTTCTGCCCGAGAGCCTTCATCCCAACGACTTCATCGTTGGTATTCATGAAGTCATAATACAGCCCCTCGGCGTAGCTTTCGGGGTCGCCAGCATCAGACATTTCCAGAGTGAACGGCTGATCGTTACCGGCGTCGATAGTCCAGCCAAGATACAAGTGCTCGAACCCCACAGAGCCGAAGTATCCGCAGTAACGCGCGACATTCGGAGTCCCGCCCAAGTCCGCGAAGTATCCCGTGCCTGTCCATTTTTTCGGCACCTCTATACCGTTTGTCACGACCATGATTCGATCGTACGTCTTGACCGGGAGCGCCACGTCGTGCGGCTGATCTTCATCGTTCGTCCAGCACTTCCTGATGACATACGTGCCATCGGTGACTGAGGGGGCGCTGGTCGTCAGAGTGAGCGATGTCGCGCTTGCGAACGCTGAAACTGTGTACCACGTATCCGGTGTTCCGCTTGCGTTCGGGTCGGTCGTTCCGAATTTGATCTGATAAACGCTGGTAGGCCACGAAGACGACCAGCCAGTAGCAGAACCGGTCACGGTCGCTGCTGCCGTCGTAGCCGTGACAGTCCCGTCGGTATGGACTTCTGTAATGAAATCCCACTCGTCATCGGTGGAGTTGTACTTGTAGGCGTCCCGCGTGGTGGTGGCCACGAGGAACTTGTTGGCCGTGCCAAGAAGCTCGTACCACGTCAGCGAGGTAACGGCTCCGTTCATCTGGTTTCCGAGCACGGTATAACCGGGGCGGCGTTTCACCTTGCCGTCCTCGAACATTATATTAACTCCATCGGAGAGCTTATCCTCGGGGATAATCCTTCGATGAAGGTCTTTGAATATTCCGGTTATAGTTGTTAAAAACTTTCTTTCCACAACAAAGCCCGTAACCTTTTAAGGTTGCCGGGCTTTATCTTATCCGAAGGAAGGTAAAGAATCCGGGTATTGTTATTCTAAACTAAAAGCTATTTGGCCTGTGACGCCAACAGCCACAATCCTTCCGTTCCCACCACACATAGACATAACATTATTATAAGGCGGCGTATCATTAAACGGTAATTCAGTAGACGACCATGCTGCGCCATTGGTTGAAACATACATTTCGGACGGAGTTGTTATAAAAAACCGCCCATTGGCGAAATGAAGCCGCGAAGAAGGCTGGACCGTCATCACATAACTCCAATCTTCAAAGTCTATGGAGTAATAAACCTTGTAAACGCCACCTATCATAAATAGTGCAACATGGTATCCGTTACCGTATTTATACCCCCCAACGGACGACTCAGTAAGGCCCGTTCCAACAGATGTCCAGTCTGACATGTTGTCCGAGTAACAAGAGGTTTCTCCCTCAAGTAAAAAATACCGACTATTGCCATATTGTAGGGCAAGCATATAGGACGGAAGCACTTTTGAAAGAGTTGTCCATGTAACCCCATCGGTAGTATGCAAAAAATCAAGATGGCTTCCTCCTGTGTAAGTTCCTATGGCTATAAACCGAGTTCCATCAGTTGTAAGGGTCGAAGTATACCTAACTTTGTGAACCTGTTGTGTCCATGTATTGCCATCTGGCGAAGTCGCTGTTTGTGCTACCTCCTCAGACATGGCCATGTAAATATTGTTGCATGAAACAATATTTGAGATCGGATACGTTCCGAAGCTCGGAGTTTCAGCCTGAGTCCAAGTGTCACCATCGGGTGAATAGCCTATCTTTCCCGAAGCACCAACAGCCACAAATTTTTCGCCGCAGGTCACAGCATATATGTCGCTTGTTCCGAAGCTCGGCGTTCCTGCCCGAACCCATATCTGACCAGCGTTCCTCGGGGAGTAGAAAAGCCTCATCGTAATGTACCCCTTCGTGCGGAGTTCGTCTTGCTGTTCAGCGGTGAACTCGCCCATGTTCTCGTCGTACACCGTGCGGGTGTAGTACGGTTCAGTGACGATAACATCCCGGTCAACGTATTCTGTTTCGGTGATCGTGCGTGTGTCATCACAGGCCCACAGCCACACGCTCAAAAAGACGATAAACCACCAGCCCCACTGCTTGCGCCACATACCCTTTGAGTAAGGTCGCGGCCACTCCACGATAAACCATATCGCGCTGAG